GTGGCGGTATTGACGCCGTTACCGTCTGTCATGAAGGGCACAAAATAAACGCCCTCACTCTCCCTGTTTTTATACCCTCCGTACACGGTGTCGTACTGGGTAGCGTATGTATTTTTCCAGTAATACGTCGTGTCACCACAAATCCACGGCACATCTGCAGCACTGCCACCATGACACTGCGCGTTAAACACAGTGAGGTCAGCACGAAACTGCTTCAGCATGGCTGTAAACAGCGCAGGTTGCTGTGCGTAGGTGGCGGCGCTCATGTCAAACTCTCCCTGCATCCAGCACACCGCCAGCAACACATTTTTCGGGTTCTTCTGTAATGCAGCTTTAGTGCGCGCAATCAGGTCCTGATATAACGGTTTACCCACACCCCAGCGTGCCGAATCCTGGCTGGCCCCCGTGTCCGCACTGAATGTCCCCTCCGCGCCCTGGGTGAATGCCGAACCACCACGACAGCATGGTACCAGCAGGATCCCCGCGTTATTCGGGATATACGGAAGCAGTTTTTTGGCAATATGTAAGCCCTGGCCGACACAGCCGTACTGCCCTTTGCTCAGGTCTGCCTTCGGATGATTCAGCGTACTCATATCCTGCACATCATGCAGGCAGTGGTCGGCCGGAATAATATCGTTATATCTGCAGGCAGCCCCACCCGGCGTCACTGTACTGCGGCGCGCCAGCTGTTTAATGCGCGGATCCGGAGCATCGTATGAATCCGGCAGCGGAAGCCCTTCACCGTAAGCCATGGCATTGGACTGCCCGGCCAGTACGATGACGTAGTACCAATCCGGCTCAGTTGCACCACTGACCACCACATCACCTTCTGCTGTAATCGCCTGCATCAGAGTATAAGGGGTTATGGCCACCGGACTACCAAACGGCTGCCAGCCCTCTTTCAGTTTATGTGTCAGCTTTTCCGCAAGATCTGACGGCGACGCCGCCCTGACAACATCATAGTGTTTAAATGCCATGAATCCTCCCGGCCGGGATAATATTGTGAGTAAAATGAGGAGCGGGCTGAAGTCCGGAAGTTACAGGACAATGGCAGAAGAGAGACAACGGCCCGCAATACGAAAAAGGCCGCGCTATTGCGCAGAGTGATTACTGTCGGATATTATTCGCCAGCTGAAATATTACTTCACGTTTTGTTGTTTATTCCTTGCCGCCCGCGTCTCCCAGCGCGGGCTTTTTTTGTCCATAAGAAAGCCCCTCCGGAGAGGGGCTGGAGAGTGGCGCTATGTGCCATTGCATGGTGCCGGGTGCCTCCCGGTGAATTCAGTACCAGCACCTGAATCCGCGATTATCCCATATACCTACTCGCTGATTGCCCCTCCGCACAGGGGGATTCACCATGCCAGTTTCTTTTAACAAACTCCCCGCAAACCAGACAACAGTCAACCGCCTGAATTGTGAGACATTTAAAAAAAAGCCCGCAAAAGCGAGCCAGGGAAAATAAGTGTGGCGCGTTGTACTGGATTCGAACCAGTGACCGATTGCTTAGAAGGCAATTGCTCTGTCCGGCTGAGCTAACAACGCAGGATACAGATAATGGACCGCCTTCGGGGACCCGAACTCCGCGCAACCAGCTTCGAAGGCTGGCGCTCTTTCCTGATGAGCTAATGGCGGTATGTGATGGTGGCCCTTGCTGGATTTGAACCAGCGACCTGGCGATTATGAGTCGCTCGCTCTCACCACTGAGCTAAAGGGCCGGGAGCAGAATAATAATGGTGCGTAATTAATTCTGCAATCTCATCCGTTTCAAACGATTAAATCCTGAACTTCCCTGACTGTCTGCTCAAAACGTCCGGTCTCCAGCTCAACACCAATCGCACGACGCCCCAGTGCCATCGCCGCTTTTACCGTTGAACCCGACCCCATGAAAAAATCCGCAACCAGATCACCAGGACGGCTACTTGCGCTGATTATCTGCTGCAGCATTTCTGCCGGTTTTTCGCACGGATGTTTCCCGGGATAGAACTGCACCGGTTTATGCGTCCACACATCGGTATACGGCACCTGCACCGTCACGCCAAAATACCGCCGCAGATGTTTATATTCACTCAGCAGCTCCGCATACTGCCGGTTCAGTGAGGTATACGTATCCACCAGCTGGTGGTGGAGCTTTTCCAGTTCACCACGCCGATGCTTCTCTTCTGCCACCCGGGCAAACAGCGCCTGTAATTTCAGATAATCGCTTTCATTCGGTAGCTGCCACTGACTGGCACTGAACCAGTGCGACACCATGTTTTTCTTTCCTGTGGCATCTGCAATCTGTTTTGCCGTTATCCCCAGGGCAGCGCGCGCATCACGAAAGTAAGAAATCAGCGGGGCCATCACATGCTGTTTCAGTGCACTGCCCTTCGCCGCATACCCGGCATCTTTCGGACGATACGGCCCCTGATAATGTTCCGCGAACAGAATGCGCTCTGTGGCGGGGAAATACGCCCGCAGGCTTTCCTTGTTGCATCCGTTCCAGCGTCCGGACGGCTTCGCCCAGATAATATGGTTCAGCACACTGAAGCGTTCACGCATCATGATTTCGATATCAGATGCCAGGCGATGACCACAGAACAGGTAAAGACTTCCGGCAGGTTTCAGCACCCGCCAGAACTGCGCCAGACACTGGTCCAGCCACTTCAGGTAATCATCGTCGCCCTTCCACTGGTTATCCCAGCCCTCAGGCTTCACTTTAAAGTACGGCGGGTCCGTGACTATCAGGTCAACAGAATTTTCGGGTAACGACCGGATAAATTCCAGGCAGTCGGCGTTGATTAACTCACAACTGGATATTTTTACAGTATTAAGCATGGATCATTAAGCCTGTCTCTGATAGGCTCATTCTGCTTTTGCGCAAAGCAGTGGGCCTGAGGTTTGCTTGTGAACCCAACGCATGAGCAGATGGCTGGTGGGTGCCCCTAACACCCACCAGCCGCCCATTTACCACAAATAAAAAAGCCTTCACTGCGGAAGGCGTCTGTAACAACCGAACTGATAGTCTGCCAGACCCGCCATAACCAGCTGGGTCAGTATTAACTGGCAGCGTTCGCGTGAAAGGTAAGTATTCTGCGCAATCTCCCCGACTGTCGCCGGGTCGTTAACGCTTAATTCATTAAACACCACTCTGGCGGTTTCTGTCATATCCTGCTGTTTTAGCATGTCTTTTTCCCTTTTCCGGTTAACGTGACACACCAATAACTCTTGTCGAAAAAGCCAGCAAGCTGAAAGACAGGTATTCACCGCCACCAGCGCGTTTACTGTACTGACGCGATTTCAGTCATAAAAAACCCGCCAGGCGGCGGGGTGTAAAAAATCTTCTAACGTCAGGCATAAAACGCCCATCGTTAGAGCAAATTTACCACAGATTCGGGAAAAATCAACAACACTATCGCGCTACCCTCTTTAACTGCCGCTCCGCCCATGCCTCTTCAATGTCAAACCGAACCACCAACGTATCGTAAAAGCGTTTCACTGATTTTTTCCACGTATCAAGCGTGATAGCACTCGTCACTTTGCATATGGCATTAAATGCCTCCGTTGATGGTAGTCTTTCACAGCCACGACCACCACAACGCTGGCAGTCTCTGATAACAGGCATACCACGTTTTACCGACTCTTCACGATGAATGGCGACACCACGCCCACGGCAATCCTTACAGGCGGTGGAAACCTCACCCTTTCCGCCACACTCCGGACAGGCAACTTTTACCACCTCCCTGACTTTTTTCCATTCTTCCCAGTAAGACGGATACACACCTTTCGTACACTTTGCCCATACCGGCGGCTTACCATCCGGATACTGGACCTTGTTTGTAAAAACTACGCTTTCAATAAATTTTTCCCCATAGCAACAAGGGCACTGCTTTTTACTCGCTGCGCTGCGGGCATAATCCTCAAAAGCGTACGAAGCCATAATGCGCATCACTACCGGTTTTATTTCTGCCGGGAGTTTTCTTAACGCCGCCACGCGATCACACCGACTGAGTGCATATTCTGTCAGCAATTCTGTTGCCCGCTCTCTGTCATTCATACTAATGCCCATTTTCCCAAGGAACGCAGAAAACCCCATCTCAGCCCGATTCTGTGTCATGCCCTGCGCGGCCATCACATCAGTGATACTCAGCGCATCTTTCGACGTTGAGGCCGATGCATCAGTCAGGCCGGGGGATTTTGGGGAGTAGTATTTCGGTAAATCTTCCAGTTTCATTTTTTGACCTGCCCTTCAAGCATTATGGGGTAAATCTTCACCCCCAGACGTCCACCAGATACTGGCTGACCACGAACGATATTGATTTCATCAAACTGCTCATCGTCCATTAACACTCCCGCATGCGTCAGCGCATCCAGCGGTGCTTTCAGGATATTGTCCAGGTCGCGACGACGCTTATCCGGTAGCTCTGCAATCACCTTTATCGCCAGCCTTCCGGACAGGCTTAATTTCAGCCGCTGCTGGCGAACAATAAGCGCCACAGCCCGGCGATAACGCTTTCCCTCCTCCGAGATAAAATATGTGCTGCCACGGCGTCGCCAGTAAGTGTTCACCGTCGGCGGGTAAGGTAAAACCAAATCTATGAGCATCAGTCACCTCTTTTACCCAAGCACGCCAGTTGCAAAGGCGTGATCAAGAAAACGAAAAATTAAATCAACCTGAGAACCATGCTTTTCTTCGAACGCCAGAGGATCCGCATGAAGCTCGTTGTGATGCTCCCGACACAGCGGTAGCGTGAAAATATCGTGAGATTTTGTCCCCATTCCGCCCTGACCATGACCAATCAGGTGATGGGGATCGTCGGCTGGCTTACCACAACACGCACACGGCTGTGTCTTCACCCAGCGTGTGTATTTCTCGTTAACCCAGCGGCGACGTTTAGGTCGTTTCATGAAAGATTCCGGAGACTCAGGATCAACGGCAATGCTGACCACCGTCTCTTCCTGTGGCGGGTTTTGCTGGTGGGCGTGAGGCAGCGGCGCAAGATTTTTTGTGCGCTGCTTCAGTATGCTGGTGGCGGTCTGCTCTCCCGGTACGATGTCGCTTTCACGGTACATTGAGCGGATTTTTTCCGCACGCAACCCCAGCGAACGACGTAATACCGCTTCCGGTAGCGCGTCCGCCACCTGATTGCGGACCGCCCACCAGGATAATTCAGCCAGCGATAATTCCCGTTCCTGCGAGCCATTCATTGCATGGCGTATGACGTCAATCATCCATGCAGACAGGTTTTGGTGAGCAAGTTGCCCGAGTGATTCGGAGATCTGGTCGCGCAGCTGGTTGTCGCAGTGCCAGCACAACACCATTGCGCCGGTACCATAACGGTGAATGACGGTTTCACTGTGGTGATAATCGCCGTGTGGCCACTGGCAGGATTTAACATGGCGCAGTAACCAGTCAGACAATGCGCCAGCGCCACCAGCAGCACGAATCACTCGTTCGTCGCTGAAAAATGGCAGTAATGATTTATCCTCCGCCAGCGGCTGGCGAACGGCAGGAACGCCCCCGGACGGCAGATTACGCATGCTTTTCGGTTCCGGCTCCACCAGTACCCGGGTATTGTGGAATACCGGCATGGATTCACGGCCCGGCTTAACGATCACCAGCCCGAGTTCCGGTAACAGAACAGGTCGAAGTAATACCCGCACGTTACCTCCAGATGCGTTGCTGGAATGTGCGGGACGGACGCGGTGGGCGTTCAGAGTAAGGAAGCCTGACGGAGATTATCCAGTGACGATAATCGAGGCTGAGGGCTTTCTTAATCTCGTATCCGCGTCTGCGGTAGTTATGAATTAGCCATTCGGCCTGTTCTTCAGTACATGGTGGGTGTTGGTACCAGTCGGTTTTAAATGCGTGTGAACGCCGCCCATGCCGGATGGCAAGGTCGGTATCAGAATTGTGAAATTTGGTTTTGTGCGCCATCTGTTTTCTCTGCTGGCGCAGCAGGTGTCAGGTGTTCAGGCTGACGTGCGAATTGTAAACCAGAATGCCAGAAAAAAACAAAACCCGCCGAAGCGGGTTAAGTGCGGGTGCGTTGAGGATGCCTGACACATCAGAGGTGGCGAGGGATTTCTCCCCCGCCAGGTCTCTTACTCCTCAGGTTCGTAAGCTGTGAAGACAGCGACCTCCGTCTGGCCGGTTCGGAGTCGTACCTCGCAGAGGTCTTTCCTCGTTACCAGTGCCGTCACTATGACGGTTAAACAGATGACGATCAGGGCGATTAACATCGCCTTTTGCTGCTTCATAGCCTGCTTCCCCTTGCCTTTCGGCACGTAAGAGGCTAACCTACATTTGTGAGACATAGATTGGGCCTCAGATTAATGTTAAGCGTCTTGCAGGACGCGAAATGTTAACTGGGGCTTTTCTCTATCTGCCTTTCAGTGTTCATGCCTGAGACAGATAGCCTCAAGCACCCGCAGCCATTCTACTTAACTCACGTCACCTCGCCAATATGAAATCAATCAGAAAGGTGATCCATAAAATCACTCCTTCTCTTCTTTTCCGTAGTGGAGTTGGCCAATTTTGATAAGAGGGCGTCCCTGAGATTTGCGGTGTAGATTGGTATCGCGCAGAGAATACACACAGCCACAATATTCCTGCTGATAGAATTTTTCGCGCTTGCTGATTTCAATCATACGGGACGAGCCGCCCTGCTTGCGCCAGTTATAATCCCAGTACACCATACCCGGATAATGCGCAACAGCTCGCCGCCCACACTCGTTAACCTGCTGCATATTTTTCCAGCGTGAAATGCCCAGTGAACTGCTGATCACACTGAAACCATTTTCAGCAGCGTACAACGCTGTCCGCTCAAAACGCATGTCAAAACACATGGTACAACGGATCCCCCTCTCAGGCTCCCATTCCATTCCTTTGGCACGTTCAAACCAGTTGTCGGTGTCGTAATCAGCATCGATAAACGGCACGCCGTGTTGTTCAGCAAAGCGAATATTTTCATCCTTACGAATTAAATACTCTTTCTGAGGATGAATGTTCGGGTTGTAGAAAAAGATGGTGTAGTCGATTCCCGAGGCCTGAAGCGCCTCCATCACTTCACCGGAACATGGAGCACAGCAAGAGTGCAGTAGTAGTTTGTTTGCCCCGTTTGGGAGCTCCAATTTAGGCCGTTTGAAATCAGCAATAGTCATAAATATTTTTATTGGGGTCATGAAAATAGCACAGAGTGTAGCATCAGAGCAGGTCTATCGGGAATATATGTCTAAATCTGGTAATATCTGGTTTTGACGCAAAGCGGACAACCACGCTGGCTCTACCCTGCGCCATGAAAATGTCAATTCACATCTGAACTAATGCTCTTTAATCTAGTAACGTCTAAAATACCTAACATTTCCTTGATAAAATGCCAGTACACGCTGCATAGCTTCGCTCTTCCGGCACTCGCGACAGATTATATTCAGGCGCCTGTCGTAGCGGCGTATTTCGCCGTCTGGTAACGACCAGATAAGGTCCGGATCAACCACTGCAGGTTTCTTCACCTTTGCCCTTGAGAGTTTTTTGCGAGCATTTTGCCAGTCCTTACGCGCCTGTTCAGACGGGAATAACCCGTAACCAGAGTTGTATACATCGCCACTGGCAACCAGCTCTCTGGCGAGAACACTCATCAGATATCTTGTCGCACCTGTCCTGGCTTCCAGTTGCCGCAACGTCTCGCGACCGCTCAGACGTACAAGTTCAACAACCTGCCCTTTAATTTTTTCCCGCTCTTCTTGTGTAAATACTTTTGCCATAAGCGCCTCCGGCAATCACTTTTCCGATACAACACGGCGGGAAGAATCAGTAATCTGTCGAACAATATCCCGGTGCTTGTTCAGCTCCCGCAGCGCGGCGCAGACTCGCTCCCACTTCTGAACATCACTTTTCGCCCTGCGCAGCGCCAGGTTTGCCCTGCGAAGGGACGGAAAAATCAGCTCATCTGCTTGCGTTTCGGTAAACGATGGCAACGGCTGCACAATGTCCGCCACAGTTTCTGTTTTAATTTCTTCCTGTGTTGCGGCTTCCCGGACTGGTAACGCAGCACCTGCTGGCTGAGGAAAGGCCTTACCATCACTTTCCGTTACCAGCGCGGCTTTCGGCTCTGCTGGTAAATTATCGCCCGGCATGCAGTAACGAAATTTACCGTTCTGATTAACGCGTGCCAGCCGCCCCGTTGCGGTTACCACCGCCAGCGTGGAAGCAACCTTGCGAGTACTGACACCGAACTTACCCGCCAGTTCCTCACACGTTTTAGCCCCATCCTGACCGATAAACTCAATCATCATGTCTGCGGTAACTTTTTGTTCGACCTCCCCGGTCAGCATATCCTGTGCTTCAGATTTTACTGGCCGCTCTTCGGTTACCCGGGATTCACCTTCGCCAGCCAGAAACCAGGTGTGACCAGTTTTATCAACGACGCCTTTTCTTTTGAGTTCCCACAGCTCGTTGACAGCCTCTTCACGACTGATTCCAAGGCGAGCTGCCACCACATGTGAAGAGGCTTTTTTCAGTGCTTTCAGTGCGTCAGATACGGTTTCCATTAAAATTTCCTCCGGACAAAATTACTTCACAACCCTCATATTGCTGACATTTGGACGCCAGCTATCCCAGTTAAACGTCACCCATCGACCACCGTTCATGGTCATGCGGTCCATAATCCTCTCACCAAGAAGCGTACTCATTGCGGCATGATTCAGGTTTGTTAACATCCCGACACTGCACAGTGATGCTGTCCGGCGATCAATTATCTGGTGCAATACCACCTGCTCGTTTTTCGTCTCCCGCTGAACGCCTATTTCATCCAGGACCAGCAAATCAACCCCGCAAAGCTCCTGTAAAAATTTTTCCCCGGATTTGCCGTTGTCGTAGCTGTCATGCAACACGCTCATGACGTCAGACACGGTGACGATAATCACGCTGCGCCCCTTCACCATCAGCCGGTTGCCCATCGCCGCTGCAAGGTGATTTTTCCCGGTGCCGGTTTTACCGCTGAACACAAAATTCGTGCACCCGGTCATCAGTTCGTCAGCTATGGATTTGGCCTGGCTCAGCGCGTATTTTTGCCCGTCGTTCTGCACCTGATAATTTGCAAACGAGCATTTGCTGTGCAGAGGCTGGATGCCCGAACGATTCAGGATTTTTTCCACCCGCAACTGGCGATTCTGGCGGTTAATCTCCTCGCTGCGTTTTCGTCCTTCAGCAAGTTGCCATTCCCGCCACTCCTCCACCGTCCGGTACGGTGGAACCGACCCCTGTGGTGCAAGTCTGCGAATACGTTCAAGAACCCCAACTGCCGCAATGTTTTTCATGACACGTCACCCCCTGAATCCCGGCGGTATTTCAGTGTCCGGTTCAGAAATGTGATTCACGCAACGCTGCGCAGGCGAACGCCCCAGGCGGATAACCAGTTCATCCCATTTTTCCCGGAGTTTTGCCGGACTCATGATGTTTTTTACCCAGAACGAATCCCGCTGGAGACGCCCAAACATTTCACAAATTTGTCTGTGAGTTCTGCCATCCAGCATCCGCATTGTGCGAACGTCATTGGCCCATGCTGTCCAGTTGGGTTCTTTCGGTCTAGTGATCTCGCCATCATAGCTGGCCGCCTGCTCGTAAAGACTCACGATTCGTCCCCAGATCCACTGTGCGCACACCAAATCTTCCTGACTTCCCCACTGGCGTTTTTTCGCACTGAACACAACCGCGTCAGGGTGTCGGGTTAAAAAATCCTGTTCAGCCGTCTGCGGGTCCGGTTGCGAAGCGTCCGGACAAGAAGATCTTTTATCTGACGGATCAGGTTTTAATACTGACGGATCGGGGTCAATCATCGCCCCCCTAATCGGCAGTTTTTTATCAACAGTTGATCCATCAAAATTTGACGGGTCAACCGTTGAGGGGGCAATATTTGACGGGTCAACTGTTAACGGGTCATTTTTTGCCGGGCTAATTTTTCTTTTCGGTTTATATGACTCACGCGCCGCCGCCGCAGCTGCTTCGAGTTTTTCCACATTAAGCCGATAGATATTGCTTACATTACGCCCACCGACCTTACGCTCTTCCTTCGTCAGCCAGCCCTCTTTCGCCAGTTCTGCAATAGCCGATTTCACTGTGGATTCACTTCTTGCACCGATCTGACGCCGGATAGTTTCAATGGCAGGCCATGACACGCCCTCGTCATTGCTGTAGTCTGCAAGACGGGCCATAACCGCCACCCTGGATAAGATCATGCCGGTGAAGGCGCACCCTTCCCAGACAAGACCATGAAGCTTGCTGCTCATAAAACCCCCGAACACCGTGCTTTTAGTGCATCACCACAGCATTCCCTGCCGGGCCGCCGCGATTCATCTGGTCATACAAAACAACCGCTGACGCAACAAAATCATCGACATCCTTCACCAGCCGATCCCTCCGTTCGACGATCTCACGGTAATATTCAGAACTGTGGCTGCGCATACGGGCCACCAGCAAAGGCGGCATCGCCTTTTCGATCGCCGGTAACAGAGCCTGCATTTTTTCAACAGCATCAGGGGTGTCTTTCTCTACCCAGCGGAAAATTTTCTGGGTATTGCGAGCCAGGGCTTCCGGATGGCTGTCGTCATACAGTTCCGGGAACGTCATTCCCAGCTCGAAATACGCTTTGGTAATTTTCGCAGCCGGTACTTTTTCGCCGTCCGGATGCGCCCAGACATTCATCGCCATGCGGATGTGTTCATGCTTGATTTTCATGAATCCCCCCTTGGTTAGAAGGCGGATTATGATCAGAACCGGGAATGACAACCGTCGGTATGTGTAACTCATATTTGAGCGCCCCGGCAGTGACTGCCTGAATTAGCAACGCCCATTTCCACGGAACCTCTTCCCCCCACATGCTGACTGTGGTTTTTGACGTTCCTAGAGCTGCGGCTGTTTTAACAACTCCGCCAAAATAGCCTAATACTTCTGATTTTTTCATGAGTCGCTCCATAAAACTGAACGCCAAAAGTTTAATAATCAAAACCAAAGAAAGTCAAGAAACAAAACCATCTGTGTTTTAAAATCAAAACATGAGCAAGCAAACAATATCTGAACGCATAACCCAACGTATGCATGCGCTAAACCTGAAAGGCAAAGACCTTGTCAATGCCACTGGCGCATCAAAAGGCTCCGTAAGTCAATGGATGAACGGTGGAGGAGCGCCGTCCTCGCGTTACATAAGTTCACTGGCAAAAATATTGAAAGTAAACGAAAATTGGCTTCTTAATGGAGGAGAGTTAAATACAGGTGATTCGCTTGATCTATCTTTACCGCCGATAAAAACGGTTCCGCTACTATCACTTCAGCAGGCAGCAAGCTGGAGTGATTATATGAAAAATTCCTCAATAACCTCTTGTGTGCAGCTTGTCGGAGAAATCCCGGCCAATACCTTTGCAGTTGTTCTAGAGAGTGACAGTATGTCAACATCTGGTGGGGGAGTTTCCATCCCAAATGGTTCAACAGTTTTTGTTGATCCCAATCGAACCGTACAACCAGGAAATATTGTCCTTGCCTTACCCAAAGGGACCACAACACCTGTCATTCGTAAACTGGAGATAGAAGGGCCGGATATTCTTTTAGTCCCCACGAATCCTCGCTACCCTTCAATTATGCTGGATGATCTATCTTGCATATTGGGCGTATGCTTTAAAATTCAACAAGATATTTAACCGACCTCATCTATTTGATTAACTGTATGCCATCGTGGTGATGGCTTAACAGCTGCCTGCTTAAAATGTTTTGATAAAAAAACATTGACCTGAAAAGTTCATTTTTCTAAACTCCATTCATTCCCTCTCCCCACCCCACAGAATGCAGGGCAATACTTCGAGTTACCAGGCAGTGGTCAGGGGTTAAGTAGCCAGCCCGAGGCGTAAGAACATGACGGCAGGGTTCAACTTTAATAACTATGCAGCAGGTTTTTGTTCCGCTACCCCGGCGTTAAGGGGAAATGAGGTCAGCATGGATACTATCGATCTTGGCAACAGCGAATCTCTGGTATGTGGCGTGTTCCCCAACCAGGACGGTACGTTCACCGCGATGACGTATACCAAAAGCAAAACGTTTAAAACCGAAAATGGTGCCCGTCGCTGGCTGGAAAGAAACTCAGGTGAGTGATATGGATTTCGACACAATCATGGAAAAGGCTTACGAAGAATACTTCGAAGGCCTTGCCGAAGGCGAAGAAGCTCTCAGCTTCAGTGAGTTTAAACAGGCGCTTTCCAGCTCGGCAAAATCTAACGGCTGATAAGCGAAGCAGCACCGCGAGGAATCAGTATGCAGAAACGAGAACCCGTCATCATCGCGCCAGACTATACCGATGATGAACTTTATGAGTGGATGCGCCAGAAAATTAATGCAGCGCAGGATCTGAAATGGGCCAATGAAGCCAGGACTAAGCAGGCTGAAAATCTGTCCGCTCTGGAGCAGGATATCACCAGGCTGGAAAAAGCAGCGGCATTAAGCATTGCCAGAATGGTTACATACCCGCGTTAATAGCTAACCAACGAAGCTAAGGTTGGTAATTAAGGAGTTCTCCACGGGTCAGGTGGAGTGCGTGCGCCGGACACGGGTGAACATCCGGCACTGACAGTTTACTGAAAGGATATGTCCCTGAAAAGTCAGGGCATAAAGCGAAAGCGCACGGCGAAATTGGTCTCTCTGTACGGTGTCGTTAAATTTAGTTCGACCGTGCGCTTCCGGTTGTGGCACTCCGCGAAATGGCGCGGCGGTAAGTATGGCGGGGTTATTCCTTCCTCCGTTGAGGACACCGGGTTGTCAGGTTGACCATACGCTTAAGTGACAACTCCGCTGCAACGCCCTCTGTTATCAATTTTCTGGTGACGTTTGGCGGTATCAGTTTTACTCCGTGACTGCTCTGCCGCCCTTTTTAAAGTGAATTTTGTGATGTGGTGAATGCGGCTGAGCGCACGCGGAACAGTTAAAACCAAAAACAGTGTTATGGGTGGATTCTCTGTATCCGGCGTTAATTGTTAACTGGTTAACGTCACCTGGAGGCACCAGGCACCGCATCACAAAATTCATTGTTGAGGACGCGATAATGGAAACGTTATTACCAAACGTTAATACGTCTGAAGGTTGTTTTGATATTGGTGTTCTGCTCAGTAACCGGGAGTTTACGGAAGATGCCATTAAGATGAGAAAATATGAACCTTATCTTCTCAATGATAATTCCATACTTTCCAGAATTGCCCTTCTTGAACTTGGTATTATCGGAGAACAGCAGTGACTTCAGCATTTGCACTGGTGATGACCGTTTTTCTTATAACGGGTGAGCCACAAAATGTGATTACCGGAATTTATGACAGTAAGTCATCCTGCATTCAGGTAAGGGACGAACAAAAAATCCCCGGTGAATGCCTCCCGTTAAAAAAAGTATCGCTGAACCTGAATAACGAAATACCGGCTGGATAACTCGCCAGCCATATTAACGCCATACCAACGGATTAAAAATGCCAGCAATGGCAGGGATTCGTTCACCCTGAAATCTGTAATGAGGTTAAAACAAAATGAGTAAAGTCTTTATTTGCGCCGCCATTCCGGACGAACAGGCAATAAAGGAAGAAGGTGCCGTCGCTGTAGCCACTGCCATTGAAGCCGGTGATGAACGTCGCGCCCGCGCAAAATTTCACTGGCAATTCCTGGAACATAATCCGGCTGCTCAGGACTGCGCTTATAAATTTCTTGTCTGCGAGGATAAACCCGGTATACCCCGCCCTGCCCTCGATTCCTGGGATGCTGAATATATGCAGGAAAACCGCTGGGATGAGGAGTCTGCTTCCTTTGTCCCGGTTGAGACTGAATCCGATCCGATGAACGTCACTTTTGACAAGCTGGCCCCTGAAGTACAGAACGCTGTCATGGTTAAGTTCGACACATGTGAAAACATCACCGTTGATATGGTTATTAGCGCACAGGAATTGTTGCAGGAAGACATGGCAACATTCGACGGACATATCGTTGAAGCGTTGATGAAAATGCCAGAAGTTAACGCCATGTATCCGGAGCTTAAGCTGCATGCCATCGGGTGGGTTAAGCATAAATGTAAGCCTGGTGCCAAATGGCCCGAAATTCAGGCAGAGATGCGCATCTGGAAAAAACGTCGCGAAGGTGAACGCAAGGAAACCGGAAAATACACGTCTGTTGTTGATCTCGCCCGCGCCAGAACCAATCAACAGCACACTGAAAATTCAACAGGAAAAATCAACCCGGTCATTGCTGCCATTCATCGCGAATACAAGCAGACATGGAAAACACTGGATGACGAACTGGCCTACGCTCTCTGGCCTGGTGATGTGGATGCCGGAAACATTGACGGCAGCATCCATCGCTGGGCAAAAAATGAAGTTATCGACAACGACCGCGAAGACTGGAAGCGTATCTCGGCATCAATGCGCAAACAGCCTGATGCCCTTCGCTACGACCGCCAGACTATTTTTGGCCTTGTCCGTGAACGTCCGATCGACATTCACAAAGACCCTGTGGCACTGAACAAATACATTACTGAATACCTGACTACAAAGGGCGTGTTTGAAGATGAAGGAAGAAATCAGAGCGCAACTGATACTCTCTCGTCGCCAGTACCAGAAACTGATGCAGTGGAAACGGCAATTCCGGGCAACGAAAAAACCGAATGCAAAGTGGAAGTCGAACCATCTGTAGAGCGTGAGGGGCCGTTCTACTTCCTCTTCACCGACAAGGATAGCGAAAAATACGGTCGCGCAAACAAACTTTCTGGTCTGGAAAAAGCACTAGCCCTGGGAGCTACGGAAATCACAAAAGAGGAATACTTCGCACGTAAAAACGGCACGTACTCAGGTTCACAACAAAATACTGGTGCATCTGACACGACCGCACAACCAGAGCCGGTAAAAGTTACCGCTGACGAAGTAAACAAAATTATGCAGGCAGCCAATATCAGCCAGCCTGACGCCGATAAGTTGCTTGCTGCATCACGTGGTGAATTTGTTGAAGGGATTAGTGACCCGAATGATCCGAAATGGGTTAAGGGGATCCAGACCCGCGATTCTGTGAACCAGAACCAGCATGAATCGGAACGGAACTACCAAAAAGCGGAACAAAACAGCACAAATGCGTTACAAAACGAGCCAGAAACGAAACAGCCTGAACCAGTGGCGCAACAGGAAGTGGAAAAAGTCTGCACCGCCTGCGGTCAGACCGGCGGCGGCAACTGCCCTGATTGTGGCGCGGTGATGGGCGACGCAACATACCAGGAAACATTCGATGAAGAGTATCAGGTTGAAGTTCAGGAAGATGATCCGGAGGAAATGGAAGGCGCTGAACATCCACACAAGGAGAACACTGGCGGCAATCAGCATCACAATAGCGATAATGAAACTGGCGAGACGGCAGATCACTCAATTAAGGTGAACGGTCATCACGAAATCACATCCACCAGCAGGACGTGTGACCATCTAATGATCGACCTTGAAACCATGGGAAAAAATCCTGATGCCCCGATCATCTCAATAGGTGCAATATTTTTCGATCCGCAAACCGGAGATATGGGACCGGAATTTAGTAAGACTATCGATCTGGAAACTGCTGGCGGGGTCATTGATCGGGACACCATTAAATGGTGGCTTAAGCAATCACGCGAAGCGCAATCTGCCATTATGACCGATGAAATCCCGTTAGATGATGCACTGTTACAATTGCGGGAATTTATCGACGAAAACTCCGGTGAATTTTTTGTTCAGGTCTGGGGAAATGGAGTCAACTTCGACAACACGATTTTGCGCCGTTCATACGAACGGCAGGGGATCCCCTGCCCGTGGCGTTACTACAACGATCGCGATGTACGCACAATCGTTGAGCTGGGGAAAGCCATAGACTTCGATGCCAGAACGGCTATTCCATTCGAAGGTGAGCGCCATAATGCACTTGATGACGCCCGTTACCAGGCAAAATACGTTTCAGCTATCTGGCAAAAACTGATCCCGAGTCAGGCTGATTTTTAATGTTCAACCCTGATCGCCGCTAACCACATATAGTTAGCGGCGGTTATGAGATATAGCTATGAGCAGCTTATTTTTAACCGAAGATGAATTGCTAATATTAACGGGCTGCAAATATGCAAGCCACCAGCGAAAATGGTTAATGGAAAACGGGCTTCCGTTCTATACCAATCGTAGTGGCAAACCGATTGTCAGCCGGGATCTATTTACCTGCAATAAAACTTTACCACCACGCGAGGTAGAGCCGAATTTTGGTGCGATCTGATGGGAAGACGAAGGAAAAATCCTGAACACGAAAAATTACCTCCAAATGTATACCCAAATAAATATAGTTATGTATGGAAACCAACATCCAGAGAATCTGTAACACTAACCGCCATCAAGGATGGTTTAGCTGCTTTATGGAAAAAGTATGAGGAAACTGTAAATAATCGCGATCGTGCAATGACATTCGGTCGCTTGTGGGAAAAATTCCTCGCCAGCGCCTGTTACAGTGACCTTAGCCCAAGAACACAAAAAGATTATCTGCAACATCAAAAAAAGTTGCTTGCCGTATTCGGTAAGGTACCAGCGGATTCCATAAAACCAGAACACATCCGTCGATACATGGACAAAAGAGGGGAACAGAGCAAAACGCAAGCCAACCATGAAAAAAGCAGTATGTCCCGCGTTTACAGTTGGGGATATGAGCGAGGGTACGTGAAGGCTAACCCATGTGCAGGTGTAAGTAAATTCAAGGCCAAAAACCGCGAACGATATGTAACCGACAAAGAATACCAGGCAGTATTAAGCGTTGCACCTCTTCCTGTTTTTATCGCAATGGAAATTGCCTATCTGTGTGCAGCGAGGGTTTCCGATGTGTTATCGCTGAAATGGGAGCAGATTGGAAACGACGGGATCTTTATCCAGCAAGGGAAAACAGGGAAAAAACAGATAAAAGCATGGAGTCCACGATTACAGGCGGCGATCGAAAAAGCAAAACAGTTACCAACATCCGCCTATGTAATCAGCAATCAATACGGCAACCGATATATGTACAAAGGCTTTAACGAAATGTGGGTAGAAGCAAGAAATCGCGCAGGCAAAATTTCAGGTATTTTAACCGACTTCACCTTTCATGATCTGAAGGCGAAAGGAATTTCAGACTATGAAGGAAGCAGCCGGGATAAGCAACTTTTCTCTGGTCACAAAACCGAAGGGCAGGTGCTAATCTATGACAGGAAGGTTAAAGTTTCACCAACACTTGATGTCCCGTTACCTGAAAATATTCCAAGACAATATTCCAAGTAATTCCAAGTGTGATTTTTGTCACTGACTTAATGATGTGTAAGTGATTGAATTTTGGCGGAGAGAGGGGGATTTGAACCCCCGGTGGAGTTGCCCCCACTCCGGTTTTCGAGACCGGTCCGTTCAGCCGCTCCGGCATCTCTCCGTTCAGATGGTTGCCATGATGCCAGGAAATTTGGCATTTTAACAGTCCCTGTCCGTGCAATTTTGTTCAAGTGACGAGTTTGCGAGCAAAACGATGATTAAGTGGCCCTGGAAAGTACAAGAATCAGCACATCAAACTGCCCTTCCCTGGCAGGAAGCACTATCGATCCCCCTTTTAACGTGTCTGACGGAACAGGAACAAAGCAAATTAGTCACTCTTGCCGAACGTTTTTTACAGCAAAAGCGGCTTGTTCCTTTACAGGGCTTTGAACTGGATTCATTAAGAAGCTGCCGGATAGCACTTCTATTTTGCCTACCCGTTCTGGAGTTAGGACTGGAATGGCTGGATGGTTTTCATGAAGTCTTAATTTATCCTGCGCCATTTGTGGTCGATGATGAATGGGAAGACGATATCGGTCTGGTGCATAACCAACGTATTGTTCAGTCAGGTCAGAGCTGGCAGCAAGGGCCTATCGTTTTGAACTGGTTGGATATACAAGATTCTTTTGATGCTTCTGGTTTTAACCTGATTATTCATGAAGTCGCTCATAAGCTGGACACCCGTAACGGCGATCGCGCCAGCGGAGTTCCCTTTATTCCGTTGCGTGAGGTTGCTGGCTGGGAACACGATCTTCATGCTGCAATGAACAACATTCAGGAAGAAATCGAATTGGTTGGCGAGAATGCGGCGAGCATTGATGCTTATGCTGCCAGTGATCCTGCTGAATGTTTTGCCGTACTTTCTGAATATTTCTTTAGCGCCCCAGAACTTTTTGCTCCTCGTTTCCCTTCATTGTGGCAACGTTTCTGCCAATTTTATCAACAAGATCCTTTGCAGAGACTGCATCGCACTAATGATACAGACTCGTTTTCGGCGACGAATGTTCATTAATTAACAACTTTGCAGATTAATTAACCAATTGAAATGACTTATGAAATTTAGTGTTGACAGACAAGGTACCGCTAAGTAATATGCGCCCCGTTCACACGATTCCTCTGTAGTTCAGTCGGTAGAACGGCGGACTGTTAATCCGTATGTCACTGGTTCGAGTCCAGTCAGAGGAGCCAAATTCTAAAAATTCGCTTTTTTAGCGCAATGTCACTGACCTTAGTTGAACATTGTTTTTTAACGGATAGCGGGTTTTTAACATCTTAAGCGCCCTCGACCTTTATGGTTGAGGGCGTTTTGCTATGAACGCCATCACCATTTTCCCCTCGATTATAAAACTTGAGTTATTCAGTAGTCTCCCCTCTTGCAACTCACACTCAAAACTGCCTAACGAAAAGTTATTAATTTTCAATCATATTGCTATCAGGATTTACATTTTTTCGCTGTGCTAGAAAGGGCGCATTTATGTTAGCTCGTTCAGGGAAGGTAAGCATGGCTACGAAGAAGAGAAGTGGAGAAGAAATAAATGACCGACAAATATTATGCGGGATGGGAATTAAACTACGCCGCTTAACTGCGGGTATCTGCCTGATAACTCAACTTGCGTTCCCTATGGCTGCGGCAGCACAAGGTGTGGTAAACGCCGCAACCCAACAACCAGTTCCTGCACAATTCGCCATTGCAAATGCCAATACGGTACCCTATACCCTTGGAGCGCTGGAATCGGCCCAAAGCGTTGCCGAACGCTTCGGTATTTCGGTGGCTGAGTTACGCAAACTCAACCAGTTTCGTACGTTTGCTCGAGGTTTTGATAATGTCCGCCAGGGTGATGAACTGGATGTCCCGGCACAAGTTAGTGAAAATAATTTAACCCCGCCACCGGGTAATAGCAGTGGCAACCTTGAGCAACAGATAGCCAGTACTTCACAGCAAATCGGGTCTCTGCTCGCCGAAGATATGAACAGCGAGCAAGCGGCAAATATGGCGCGTGGATGGGCCTCTTCTCAGGCTTCAGGCGCAATGACAGACTGGTTAAGCCGCTTCGGTACCGCAAGAATCACGCTGGGCGTGGATGAAGATTTTAGCCTGAAGAACTCCCAGTTCGATTTTCTCCATCCGTGGTATGAAACGCCTGATAATCTCTTTTTCAGTCAGCATACTCTCCATCGTACTGACGAGCGTACGCAGATTAACAACGGCTTAGGTTGGCGTCATTTCACTCCCACATGGATGTCGGGCATCAACTTCTTTTTCGACCACGATCTTAGCCGTTACCACTCCCGCGCCGGCATTGGCGCGGAGTACTGGCGCGACTATCTAAAATTAAGCAGTAACGGCTATTTGCGACTGACCAACTGGCGCAGCGCACCTGAGCTGGACAACGATTATGAAGCCCGCCCGGCCAATGGCTGGGATGTACGCGCAGAAGGCTGGCTACCCGCCTGGCCGCACCTTGGCGGTAAACTGGTCTATGAACAGTATTATGGCGATGAAGTGGCCCTGTTCGATAAAGACGATCGGCAAAGTAATCCTCATGCCATAACCGCTGGACTTAACTATACCCCCTTCCCGCTGATGACCTTCAGCGCGGAGCAACGCCAGGGTAAACAGGGCGAAAATGACACCCGTTTTGCCGTCGATTTTACCTGGCAACCTGGCAGCGCAATGCAGAAACAGCTTGACCCGAACGAAGTCGCTGCACGGCGTAGCCTTGCAGGCAGCCGTTATGATCTGGTGGATCGCAACAACAACATCGTTCTGGAATACCGCAAAAAAGAACTGGTTCGCCTGACCCTGACAGACCCCGTGTCAGGGAAGTCAGGAGAAGTGAAATCATTGGTTTCGTCGCTACAAACCAAATATGCCCTGAAAGGCTATAACGTCGAAGCCACCGCTCTGGAAGCTGCCGGTGGCAAAGTGGTCACAACGGGTAAAGATATTCTGGTTACCCTGCCGGCTTACCGGTTCACCAGTACGCCAGAAACCGATAACACCTGGCCGATTGAAGTCACCGCCGAAGATGTCAAAGGCAATTTGTCGAATCGTGAACAGAGCATGGTGGTCGTTCAGGCACCTACGCTAAGCCAGAAAGATTCCTCGGTATCGTTAAGTACCCAAACATTGAACGCGGATTCCCATTCAACCGCCACACTGACTTTTATTGCGCATGATGCAGCAGGTAATCCTGTTGTCGGGCTGGTGCTCTCGACGCGTCACGAAGGTGTTCAGGACATCACCCTTTCTGAATGGAAAGATAATGGTGACGGAAGCTATACCCAGATCCTGACCACAGGAGCGATGTCTGGCACGCTGACGCTGATGCCACAGCTGAATGGTGTGGATGCGGCTAAAGCCCCCGCCGTGGTGAATATCATTTCTATTTCGTCATCCCGAACTCACTCGTCAATTAAAATTGATAAAGACCGTTATCTCTCCGGCAATCCTATCGAGGTGACGGTAGAACTGAGAGATGAAAATGACAAACCTGTTAAGGAGCAAAAACAGCAACTGAATAACGCAGTCAGCATCGACAACGTGAAACCTGGTGTCACTACAGACTGGAAAGAAACCGCAGATGGCGTCTATAAGGCAACCTATACCGCCTATACCAAAGGCAGTGGGCTTACTGCGAAGCTATTAATGCAAAACTGGAATGAAGATTTGCATACCGCTGGTTTTATCATCGACGCCAACCCGCAGTCAGCAAAAATTGCGACATTATCTGCCAGCAATAATGGTGTGCTCGCCAATGAGAATGCAGCAAACACCGTCTCGGTCAATGTCGCTGATGAAGGAAGCAACCCAATCAATGATCATACCGTCACGTTTGCGGTATTAAGCGGATCGGCAACTTCCTTCAACAATCAAAACACCGCAAAAACGGATGTTAATGGTCTGGCGACTTTTGATCTGAAAAGTAGTAAGCAGGAAGACAACACGGTTGAAGTCACCCTTGAAAATGGCGTGAAACAAACGTTAATCGTCAGTTTTGTCGGCGACTCGAGTACCGCGCAGGTTGAGCTGCAGAAGTCGAAAAATGAAGTGGTCGCTGACGGCAATGATAGCGCCACAATGACCGCGACAGTCCGGGATGCAAAAGGCAACCTGCTCAATGACGTCAAGGTCACTTTCAATGTTAATTCAGCAGAGGCGAAACTGAGCCAAACAGAAGTGAATAGCCACGACGGGATCGCCACAGCTACGCTGACCAGTTTGAAAAATGGTGATTATAGGGTTACGGCCTCTGTGAGCTCTGGTTCTCAGGCTAATCAACAGGTGATTTTTATCGGTGATCAAAGTACTGCTGCCCTGACCCTCAGTGTGCCTTCAGGTGATATCACCGTCACCAACACAGCTCCGCTACATATGACTGCAACCTTGCAGGATAAAAATGGCAACCCATTAAAAGATAAAGAAATCACCTTCTCTGTGCCAAACGACGTCGCAAGTCGGTTCTCGATTAGCAACAGCGGAAAAGGCATGACGGATAGCAACGGGACTGCAATCGCCTCCCTGACCGGCACGTTAGCGGGCACGCATATGATCACGGCTCGTCTGGCTAACAGCAATGTCAGCGATACACAGCCAATGACGTTTGTGGCGGATAAAGACAGAGCGGTTGTCGTTCTGCAAACATCGAAAGCGGAAATCATTGGGAATGGCGTGGATGAGACAACTCTGACAGCAACAGTGAAAGATCCGTCGAATCATCCGGTGGCGGGAATAACGGTGAACTTCACCATGCCACAGGGCGTGGCGGCAAACTTTACCCTCGAAAATAACGGCATTGCCATCACCCAAGCCAATGGGGAAGCGCATGTCACGCTCAAAGGTAAAAAAGCGGGTACGCATACGGTTACCGCAACGCTGGGTAATAACAATACCAGTGATTCGCAGCCGGTAACATTTGTGGCGGACAAAACCTCGGCTCAGGTTGTCCTGCAGATGTCAAAAGATGAGATCACAGGTAATGGCGTCGATAACGCAACGCTAACTGCAACGGTTAAAGATCAGTTCGACAATGAGGTGAATAATCTTCCGGTAACATTCAGCTCAGCCTCTTCAGGACTCACCCTGACCCCGGGAGTAAGTAATACCAATGAGTCTGGCATCGCGCAGGCCACTCTCGCAGGCGTTGCCTTTGGTGAGCAGACGGTCACTGCATCACTGGCTAATAATGGTGCCAGCGACAACAAAACTGTGCATTTTATTGGCGACACAGCAGCGGCAAAAATTATCGAGTTGACGCCTGTCCCAGACAGCATAATCGCCGGTACCCCGCAGAACAGCTCCGGCAGCGTCATCACCGCCACAGTCGTTGATAATAATGGCTTTCCGGTGAAAGGTGTGACTGTGAACTTCACCAGCAGAACAAACTCTGCCGAAATGACGAATGGCGGCCAAGCCGTAACGAACGAACAGGGTAAGGCTACCGTCACTTATACCAATACCCGCTCCTCGATAGAATCAGGAGCGAGACCGGATACCGTTGAGGCCAGTCTGGAAAATGGTAGCTCCACGCTTAGCACATCAATTAATGTCAACGCTGATGCGTCTACGGCACATCTCACCTTGCTACAGGCACTTTTTGATACAGTCTCCGCAGGCGACACTACCAATCTGTATATTGAGGTGAAGGATAATTACGGCAACGGTGTACCCCAGCAGGAGGTAACCCTCAGAGTATCACCAAGTGAAGGCGTGACCCCCAGTAATAACGCTATATATACTACCAACCACGACGGCAATTTTTACGCAAGCTTTACCGCTACAAAAGCCGGGGTTTATCAAGTGACGGCAACCCTCGAAAATGGCGATTCGATGCAACAAACAGTGACCTATGTGCCGAACGTCGCGAATGCCGAAATCACGCTGGCAGCCTCGAAGGATCCGTTGATTGCCGACAATAACGATCTCACGACACTAACAGCAACAGTCGCTGATACAGAGGGCAATGCGATAGCCAACACTGAAGTAACATTTACTCTGCCGGAAGATGTGAAGGCGAACTTCACGCTGAGCGATGGCGGTAAAGCGATTACTGATGCTGAAGGCAAAGCGAAAGTCACGCTGAAAGGTACAAAAGCAGGCGCTCATACTGTTACAGCATCGATGACTGGCGGTAAGAGTGAGCAGTTGGTGGTGAACTTTATTGCGGATACGCTCAGTGCGCAGGTTAATCTTAACGTTACCGAGGACAACTTTATCGCCAATAACGTTGGGATGACCACACTTCAGGCAACAGTCACTGATGGAAACGGCAACCCGTTAGCCAATGAGGCGGTGACATTCACGCTACCGGCAGACGTGAGCGCAAGCTTCACTCTCGGACAAGGCGGTTCCGCCATTACTGATATCAACGGCAAGGCTGAAGTTACACTGAGCGGTACAAAATCCGGCACCTACCCCGTGACAGTTAGCGTGAACAATTATGGTGTCAGTGATACGAAACAGGTGACTTTGATTGCCGATGCTGGTACCGCAACACTAGCCTCCTTAACCTCTGTATACTCATTCGTCGTCAGCACGACCGAGGGCGCGACCATGACTGCAAGCGTCACTGACGCTAACGGCAACCCGGTAGAAGGCATAAAAGTTAATTTCCGCGGAACCTCCGTCACGCTAAGCAGCACCAGCGTTGAAACGGATGATCAGGGTTTCGCTGAAATTCTTGTGACAAGCACCGAAGTCGGACTGAAAACAGTTTCAGCCTCTCTGGCAGATAAACCTACTGAAGTCATATCGCGATTACTGAATGCAAAAGCAGATATTAATTCTGCAACGATTACCAGTCTGGAGATACCTGAAGGTCAGCTAATGGTCGCACAAGACGTAGCAGTTAAAGCTCACGTCAACGACCAGTTTGGCAACCCGATTCTTAATGAATCTGTAACATTCAGTGCAGAGCCACCAGAGCACATGACCATCAGCCAAAATATTGTCTCTACTGATACGCATGGTATAGCCGAGGTCTCCATGACGCCCGAAAGAAACGGTTCGTATATGGTGAAAGCATCCCTGGCGAATGGAGCCTCACTTGAGAAACAACTGGAGGCTATTGATGAAAAACTGACACTCACGGCGTCCAGTCCGCTTATCGGTGTCTATGCCCCTACAGGCACTACTCTGACGGCAACGCTAACCTCTGCAAATGGCACTCCAGTGGAGGGTCAGGTCATCAACTTTAGCGTAACGCCAGAAGGGGCGACGTTAAGTGGCGGAAAAGTGAGAACTAACTCTTCAGGTCAGGCTCCGGTCGTTCTGACCAGCAATAAAGTCGGTACATATACGGTGACTGCATCGTTCCATAACGGCGTAACAATACAGACACAGACAACCGTGAAAGTCACTGACAACTCAAGCACCGCACATGTTGCTAGCTTTATCGCTGATCCATCGACTATCGCCGCCACCAACAGTGATTTAAGTACCTTAAAGGCAACGGTTGAGGATGGCAGTGGTAACCTGATCGAAGGTCTCACTGTGTACTTCGCCTTAAAAAGCGGCTCTGCCACATTAACGTCATTAACAGCGGTGACCGATCAAAACGGAATCGCGACAACAAGCGTGAAAGGAGCGATGACAGGTAGCGTCACGGTAAGCGCAGTCACGACCGCTGGTGGAATGCAAACAGTAGATATAACGCTGGTGGCTGGCCCGGCAGACACCTCGCAGTCCGTCCTTAAGAGCAATCGGTCATCACTGAAAGGGGACTATACCGATAGTGCTGAATTACGTCTTGTTCTGCACGATATATCAGGCAATCCGATCAAAGTTTCTGAAGGGATGGAATTTGTGCAATCAGGTACTAACGTGCCCTATATAAAAATTAGCGCAATTGATTACAGTCTAAATATCAACGGTGATTACAAAGCCACTGTTACAAGCGGCGGAGAGGGTATCGCAACGCTGATCCCTGTATTGAATGGTGTTCATCAAGCTGGTCTGAGTACCACAATACAATTCACTCGCGCAGAAGACAAAATAATGAGCGGTACAGTATCAGTCAATGGTACTGACCTACCGACAACTACATTCCCTTCGCAGGGGTTCACCGGGGCGTATTATCAGTTGAATAATGACAACTTTGCCCCAGGAAAAACGGCGGCTGATTATGAGTTTTCAAGCTCTGCCTCCTGGGTCGATGTTGATGCTACCGGTAAAGTGACATTTAAAAATGTCGGCAGCAATTGGGAAAGGATTACGGCGACGCCAAAATCAGGAGGCCCTAGCTATGTATACGAAATCCGTGTGAAGAGTTGGTGGGTGAACGCCGGCGAGGCTTTCATGATATACAGCCTTGCTGAAAATTTTTGCAGCAGCAATGGCTACACGCTCCCCAGAGCAAACTATTTAAACCACAGTAGTTCCCGAGGCATCGGGTCACTGTACAGTGAATGGGGAGATATGGGGCATTACACGACTGACGCTGGTTTTCAATCAAATATGTATTGGTCATCTAGTCCCGCAAACTCAAGCGAACAATACGTAGTTTCCCTGGCAACAGGTGATCAAAGCGTATTTGAAAAGCTTGGGTTTGCTTATGCGACATGTTATAAAAACCTGTGATTTTCCGTTATAATTTCTTAAAGAGTGCTCCATTCGGAGCACTCTTTTTTACATTCCCTCTATAGAGCTTGCCCTTCTCTCACAGAAAATGAATAAATAAAACTGCTGCACCGCAAGAATCGCGTTCGATGTGACTATGATCGTATCCGGTGAGTACTGATCCTACCCACGTAATATGGACACAGGCCTAAGCGAGGTTCTGGTTTTCAAATTGTTCCGGACTGAGGCCGCCACACCAACTGTGCCGCCGCCACCGATTGTAATCACATTCGATATAAT